CGATGTTTCAAGTCTTTCCTCAAAACCACTTATATAATCGTGTCCTAAATCTCTTGTAGTTCCAGCTCTCATTGCCGTATCTACTACCATTTTTATACCATCATAATCTTTATTTTCTAACAAATCAACTGATTCTAATATTGCCTTTTTTAGTTTTTGATTTTTACAAAAATCTAATATTTCATCCTTTACATAATCTAAATCATCAGACTCTCTATGAGTCCAAGCCGATTTCAAAGCCTCAACTACAGCAACTTGAAGAACATCATTCTTTAGTTTCTTCAATTCTACTTTGAGTGCATCAAGTGATGGTGGAGTCTTATACTCCATAAAATATTTTTCGATTGTTTTCACAATCCATTTGTTTGCATCTGATTGAAAATAATCTACTTCTATGATGTCGATAATAGTAGATATAAATACCTTGTCTGTCAATAATGACGATAGTATTTTAGTTTGAAAAGTTGGTCCATAATCGTTTAGACTATCTGCCATATTTTACTCTCCATATAATTCTTTGTTTCTTCTTTCACGGATTTCCTTTGACTTCTTCAATCTATATCTATCACGAGCTTTCTTCTTAATCGATTCTTTATTACGAAGATAGTATTCGGCTTGCCATTTTCTTTGAGCCTGTCGCTTTTCTTCTTCCGTGTTATAAATTTTCTTTCTTCCCATTTGTGTTCTTTACTATGTGATTTATCATACTCCAAGTTGAATTCAACCAACTATCAATATTTGGAATTGCACCATATAGTTTATCCTCTAAGAATAGTTTCTGAAACTTCACCTTTTTCAGTTCTGTAGGTGGTTCATCTAACCTATCCAATATGTTTATTTTTGTAGTTCCACTTATATTTACATCGTGTAACTGCATCAATTTGTAATTTATATCTAATGTGTTTGAAGAGTCTGAAAGTCTTTTATCTAAACTAATCAACTCATCCATTGAAATCATTTTATCTTTTGATAAAACTTCCCATTTCTGTATTGTCTTTCCACCAATTCCACGAACACCTTTTATGTTGTCACTTTTATCTCCTTCTATAATTCTATAGTATAAAAGATTCTTTGAACTAACACCATATTCTTCTAATACTTGTGGTGGTTTGTAGAATTTTTTCTTTGTTGGTGAATAAACACTCACCCTATCACTAACCAATTGAAGAAAGTCTTTATCAGTAGACATTATAATGACTTCAGATTCTTTGAGACATTGTTTAGTTAGATAACCAATGGTATCATCAGCCTCAATTCCATCAACAGAATATGTCAATACAGGAAGATACTCAAGATACTCAACAACTCTTCTCAGTTGTTTCATCATAGAAAATCGTTCATCATTCTTCTCATTGAATAGTCCATCGGCACGATTTAGTCTTTCTGACATTTTCCTACCTTGTTTATATTCAGGATAGAGTTTTCTTCTTCTGGTAGACCCACCTTTACCATCGAATACCACGATAGCTCGTGTGGGTCTGACCATACTCACGACATAACCTATTGATTTGAGAAATCCTGATAAACCACCGATGTGTTCTCCATCATCATTTGTTGTTGGTATCGCACTAAAACATCTTATAAAAGTGTTCAACCCATCAATGATTAGAACCTTATCGTTCAATTCACCAAGATTATCTTTTCCACCATTCTTCTTGATTTCTTCCAAGATAGATAGATACTCTTTTTTCATTAGTCCCCAACTATCTCGTCTGTATATTCAATATCATCGATTCCCATATCTTCTGTTTTATATTGTAATATTACTTTATTACAAATAAGGTCATAGACATAAGATTTCAACTCTTCATCTTCCATAAGTTCGTCCCAATCTTTTGATTGAAATTTATGTTCTTTACCTTCTCCATCTACTAATGTATACCAAGCACCTGCGGACTTTACTAATTTGTGGTCTTTCAACACAGTCAACCAACCACCAAGATTGTCAATTCCACTCTCGAAATACATATCATAGTCTGCGTGTCGTAATGGTGGGCCAAGTCTATTCTTGATTATTTGAGCCCTACACTTCATCCCAAGAATATTTTTCTTATTATCCTTGATTTGTCCCATATTCTTTAGTCGAATACGAGTTGATGCGTGAAATGGTAAGGCCTTCCCACCACTTGTTGTCCAAGGATCTCCAAACATAACTCCGAGTTTCTGTCTGAGTTGGTTTGTAAATACCAAGGCTATGTTTTGTCTACCAATCATCTGTGTGATTTTTCTCATTGCCTTTGATATGATGATTGCCTTCGCAGTTGCCCAACCATCTTTATCAAAGTCAGCATCCATCTCTACCTTAGTAGAAGCTGCAGCTAATGAATCAATAAGAATAGTTACCAACCTATCCTTATCGGACTCACGAACTTTAGTTACAATTTCTTCAATAGCCTGAAAGATGTCTTCCACAGTTTCGAGATGTAAATACAACATCTTTGAAACATCAACACCTATAGCCCCAAGAAATTGCTGACTAACTGAAGTCTCAGTATCTATATAAACTGCGACTCCACCTTTCTTCTGAGTTTCGGATAATATATGAGCACCAAGTAATGATTTACCACTTGATTCCAATCCGTTGATTTCAGTAATTCTACCAACTGCAATTCCACCATTTTGTCTATTTGAAATAGCCAAATCCAACATACTACTACCTGTAGAAATGAAATCTTTTACATCTGTTGGTGATTGTGAAGCCTCTCCCAAAAAGTAAGCAACTTTGTAATCTTTGAAACTCTTGTTTAGATTTTCAGCTAAAACTTGAGCCAAATCTTCTTTTGTAGGCATATATTACTCCTAATGTTAAAACTTTGGGTGGTTGGGCATACAAACACAGCCCTCTCATCGCTTGGTTCTGTAGGATACCACCCAAATATTATTGTTATTTACTTATTGAAAAGGTCATCAAATGCATCTTCTACATTTACATTAGAAGTTGCAGTGTCTAAAGCTGGAGACTTCTTCTCTTCAGCTTCTTCTTCTTCAGTACCTTGTAACCATTGGTTCAATACATCTGTCAATTCATCATACGAAAGTTCTGTATAAATCTCTCGTAAGTCTGATTGATTCTCCAAAAGACTCTCAAGTTTTTGAGCATCTTCTGTGATGGCGGTCTGATTTGGTTTGACTCTGATGTTAGTTTTTGGATAACTAGCACCTGTTTCCTCAGCCGTTAGGAACTCTACAGAAATATCACGACCATTTACTGGATCTGTAATATCACCATAATCAGGATCGGCAATTACTGAAAGTAATTCTTGATATACTGTTTTACCGAATCCCCAAAAGCGAACACCCTCATTCTCTTCACCACGAACAATTACTGGTGCAAATGTTCTCATCTTAGCTTCTAACTTACGACCAAGACGAAAATCATCACGACTACCTGATTGTTTTAGTTTACTTGCAAACTCTTCAATCGGGTCAGGACGACCATAAGTGATAGGAGAAAGATAAGTCTTTCCACCTAAATCATAGTGAAAGAACAATTCTATAAAAGGAATGTCTTTATTGTGTTTGTAAGGAATTACTCGGATAACCTGTTTACCAGGACTTGGTTTCCAAAGGTTGGAAGTCCGAGTGTTTGTTGTTTGAAGTTGATTCAATCTTTTTCTAACTGCATCAATGTCCATTATTTACTCCTAATTTAGTGTTATTGTTTAATTGTTAATTACCAATCAAGTAGTAACCTGATTTGTAATAATATATATCACGGAAAATATTATTAATCGAAAAAACTTTTCGTATAACCTATTTTGTTTGACCATCCTTAATATATATGACGGTCAGATCTCAAACGATTATAAATTATGTACGGTGTGTATTTTTGTTTTTATGATTTGATAAGAGTCTTGTCCCTTATTTAGCAATAAAGAATTTTGATAATTATCCCAAGGAATAACATATCTTTTATCAAGTACCCCATTGTTTAATTCTTTGATTATACAATTTATCGCATTGATTGTGTACAATGTATTGGTCTGTTTCTTTCTATGTAATGAAATAGTATCTCTCATATCAGTAATGTAATCACCAGTTTGTTCTATGTTATATGTACACATCAACTGATTTGGATTGTTTACATTTTCCAATACAAATATTTTACCAAACAAAACATCACTACATTCCGAAATTAGAAACAGAATATGGTCTAACTGATCAGGTGCAGCAAAAGTACATAGTAGTTGAGTTTTCATTAGACTTCCTTTATTTCACCTGTCTCGGAATCTAAAACCTCACCACCATCTTTCAATTCTACATCTGCAGGTTTACCATCTCCAGTAAATGATAACTGACATCCACCACCTGAACGACCTTTGGTTCTACGAGTTCTGAATGTTATTGAGTAATCATTTGGGTCATTTGTACCTTTTGATGTTACGAATTTTGGTTCGTTATTTTCATCATAGAATTGTTTGTTGTGTTCTAACTCGGTGAGTGTTTCATTTGTTCTAATGTTATTTGCAATTTCAATTGCAGATAATAGAGCTTCTGGTTTTACCTTACCACCTCTTTCGATTAGATTACCAGCATTATTTTCACCAATAAGTGCAGCCGCATGTTCCTTTGTGATAACACCACCCATAAGTTTCCTAAACTTATCATCAATCTTTTTCATCTCTCGTTGAAAAGTTTCCCACTTTACCTCTGCAGGTTTTAGGTCTTTTGTGAGTTCTTGAATTCGTTCAATCTCTTCCATATAGTCTGCAGTAATTTCTGCAATTTTTTCTATTTCTTCTTCAGTAAAAGTGTCACCTAAGTCTACTTCTTGGAGTGTCTTCTTTATCCAATTTTTGGTTTTTTCTTTGGTTTCTTTTTTATTCTCACCCTTTATCAAATCATCATTTATCAATAATGTATGACCTTCTTCTCCAAGATATTGTCCTTGATTATTTTGTTTTGATTTATCTTGATGTAATTCACAGATAGTTTTTGAGTTTGCAGGACATCCATATGTTCTACCTTGTTTACCCCATTTACAACTTATCAATGCAACTACCTCACCACCATTTACTTTTATTTTATCTCCAGCAGGAAAGTTACCAGCAGATGGTAAGTATACTTCTTCACCATTTGCCAATTCTTGTTCATATAAATTATTTTCAGCAATCTGTTTCAATATTGAATTAGCAATATCCGAATCTGCCTTATGTAAATCAACCATCAATTGATTGTAACTATCAGCAATTGCTTTTCTTGCCTCTTCACTTGGTACAGGAACCTCTTCCAAGATTTTTTGTAATCTCTTTTGATGTGCTTCTAACGCCTTTGGAACTCCCTCATCAACATTACCAGCCTCTGCCTGTTCTTTTGCAAAGTCAATTGTATTTTGTAGTGCTGGATTATTTATACTTTGTTCCAAATAATCTTTTGAGTATTGACTACTTGGCATTTTAGCCTTTCCATCTTTGTCTTTTACAACATATAATCCGTGTAAACCTGACCTTATTTTTTTCATTATAGGATGTCTTTCGTGAAATTCCTTTACACTCTCATCGTCCTCTGGTTTTGCTATATTTTCATCACCCAAGTCTGGTTTAGCTGCTGCACTAAATCCATCTTTCAAAGCTCTTGGATTGAAAGGTTCACCTAAATCAACATACTTTTCCATCTGTTGTACCAAGTCTTCTGATGCAACAGTTCCTGATGAAGATAATATTTTTCTCATTCCACCGATTCCATTCAAATAGGCTTTTCTTTGACCAGATTTTGGCATCGCATTAGTAGAGAATCTACCATTTTTCATCAACCATTCTGCAGCTTCTTTCTTTTCTTCTTCAGTTGCATCATCATCATATAGTGTTTCAATCCTATCCATACATTCGTCCACCAAGTCTTGTTTGTCTTTATCTAATAAATCACGAGCCTCATCAACTTTCTTTTTCAAAAAGTTTACTTTCTTTTGATTCTCTTTTGAAATATTTTTCTTCTTTTCTGGTGGATTGTCAAGGTGTTTATCAACATCAAAATCATCAGGAGTTGCCTTCTGTGTCTCGTCCTCTTCTTTATCTTTTGATTTTGAATCAGTATCTTTTTCAGCCTCATCTGGTTTCTGAAGTTTACCATCAACATTTACAAATACTGCTGGTTTTTCTCCTTCACCTTTATTATTTTTCTTACCATATTCTGCAGGTTTAGTTCCTCTGATATAAGCAAGTCCTTTTTGTTTTAATAATTCTTTATCTTTATCAGTTAGTGGTTTTGTATCATCCTCTGGTGCCTCACCCAAAAATACTTTATGTATATTGTTCAAGTAAGCAGTTGCAGATGGATGATCCCATCCCTTGTCTATCAAAACTCCATATAGTTCTTCAAGACTTGATAGTTTTCCGTCTTCTACTCCCCAATTTAGTATTAGAGAATCTATATGTTCCATTAATTTTTTCATAAGTAAAATCCCTCACTCTTAAATTCGTACTTGTAAGGTATGACATTGATACCCATATTATATCCTAAAGACACAGATACCATCAATCGAGTATTTCCAGCCAATAAATAATTATCACTATTTTTATCTCTCACTACAAGTGGTAATGGTAATTTCATTGGTGGTGTTGATTTGAATGCCTTGTAAATTCTTTTCCAATCCTTACCATAATGATTAGATAATCTTTTTGTCTCATCTAATCCCGCAGATAATCCACCATCTTTTATAATGGTTAGAACCTCTCCAACATCTGAATTATACAATTCTTTCAACTCCTCAACACTAAATATTTCCTCTTGTGCAACCTTTACGGAATCATTGAAATCATCCCAATCTTTTGCCAATCGTGGCATTACAAATTTTGTTTTATCATTCTCTTTGAATTCATCATACTCATCTCTAATCTCATCGTAACTCAAAGGTCTAAAATGATTCCACTTCTTCAAAGTCACTTCATTTATAAGTGAATACAAACTAATCATAAAGACCTCGCTAAAGAGTCACCCAAAATTTTACCATACTGATAATCACTTGGATAATGAACTTTACCTAAGACTCTTGAGTATGAAATATTTTCTCCCAACTCATATAATTCACTAGCAATACTCGGATATTTTGTTGCTAATTTTATGGACAATAAATAAGCCTGAGTTGAATGTCCACTTGGATAACTTGGTGTTTTTGCAGAATCCACAGAAGATTGATTTATATCAATACCTCTAACTTCTGCAACTTGAGATGGTCTTGGTCTATTATAATGATATTTTAGAACATATATAGGACCTCTACTTTTATGTACCAAGTCATCAATATAATCTTTATTTCTATCAAATCCAAAACCTTCCAATAAATCACCAAAGTTGTCTTCGATATTATCAAATTCTTTTAGTTCACTACC